GAAGATGAGCGCCGAGGAGCGCAAGGAATACACGAGCGAGGCGATCGCCTCGGACGCACCGAGCTACCCCTGGGGGCTGTGCATCCACCTGGATGACGATGCCCTGAATAAGCTGGGCCTCACCGAGATGCCCGCCGTGGGCACTGAGCTGATGGTGATGGCCAAGGTGGTGGTCAAGGGCACGAGCGCCCATGCGCGTGATGGCGAGATGGATCACCGCTCGGTCGAGATGCAGATCACCGACATGGAGCTGGGTCCGGTGTCCAGCGCCAGCTCTGCGGCCACGGCGCTGTATGGCTGATTGAGCGGCTAAGTGGTGCGCGTACCGCTTGACCCCATAAATACAGTGCGGCCATGAGTTCATTCGATCCCTTCGACCTTCGCGGTCAGGAGCAAGCCAAGGCCGATTCGGCCAAGCGCGAGCACCTGGCCCGGATCAATGAGGCCGATGATTTCAAGTGGCTCATGGGCAGCAAGCGGGGGCGCCGCATCGTTTGGCGCCTTCTGGATCGGGCCGGTGTGTTTCGGCTTTCGTTCAACACCAACGCAATGCAGATGGCATTCGCCGAAGGTAACCGCAACGAAGGACTGAGGACGCTGGCGCAGATTCACTCGATCTGCCCTGAGCTGTATCCGGTGATGATGAAGGAACAGAGCAATGACAACCGAATCGCTGATGACGACCGCCGCAACGACCACTGAAGGCACCGCATCGCAAGCTGCTCCCGCAGCTGCCGCCGCACCTGCTGCACCCGCAGCCGAGGCCGCAGCCGCCGCGAGCGCAGCAAACCAGCAGCAGCCCGCTGGCGATCAGAACGCACCGAGCGGCACCGAGCCGAAGCCGGGCGATCAACCTCAAGGTGACCAGGCCAAACCCCAAGGGGCGCCTGAGAAGTACGAGTTCAAGCTGCCCGATGGCGTCCAGCTGGATGACAAAGGGACCGCAGCCTTCTCGGAAGTCGCCAAGGAGTTGAACCTGAGCCAGGAGGCTGCGCAGAAGGTCCTCGACAAGATGGGTCCCGTGATCGCGGGCCGTCATGCCGAGGCACTGACCCAGGCCAAGGCCCAATGGGTCGAGTCCGCGCAAACCGACAAGGAGTTCGGCGGCGAAAAGCTGACCGAGAACCTGGCGGTGGCGAAAAAGGCACTCGATACGTTTGGCACCCCTGAGCTGCGCACGCTGCTGAACGAATCGGGCTTGGGCAATCACCCGGAGTTGATCCGTTTGATGTTCAGGGCCGGTAAAGCAATCAGTGAGGACAAGTTCGTTCCCGCTGGGAGCGGCAGTCCACGAGGTGCAAAGGATGCAGCCAATGCCCTCTATCCCAATCAGCAACGCTAATAGGAGCTTTTGAAAATGGCAACTCTTGCAAACACCGCGCTCACACTGGCCGACTGGGCCAAGCGCACCGACCCCGAGGGCCGTGTTCCGGTCGTCGCCGAACTGCTTTCGCAGACCAACGAAATCCTGGAGGACGCCGTGTTCATGGAGGGCAACCTGCCCACCGGTCACCGTGTCGTCATCCGCACCGGCTTGCCGAACGTCTACTGGCGTGCGCTGAACCAGGGCATCCCGAATTCCAAGAGCACGACCGCCCAGGTCGATGAGTCTTGCGGCATCCTGGAAGCCCGCAGCGAAGTGGACAAGGACCTGGCCGAGCTGAACGGTAACACCGGCCAGTTCCGTCTGTCTGAAGATCAGGCTTTCCTGGAAGCCATGAACCAGACCCAAGCCACCACGATGTTCTACGGCAACCCTGCCACGGACTCCAAGCAGTACCTGGGCCTGGCCACGCGCTACGGTGCGATCTCTGGCGCCGGTAACGCTGCCAACGTGATCGATGCCGGTGGCACTGGTACCGACAACACCTCGATCTACCTGGTGGTGTGGGGCGAGAACACCGTGTTCTGCCCGTTCCCGAAGGGTTCCAAGGCCGGTCTGATGCACAACGACCTGGGCGAGCAAACCGTCTACAACGGTGACGGCACCCGCATGCAGGCGCTGGCCACTCAGTACCAGTGGAAGAACGGCCTGGTCGTGAAAGACTGGCGCTATGTGGTGCGCATCGCCAACATCGATGTGTCCAACCTGGTGGGCGAATCCAGCGCTGCCGACCTCATCAAGCTGATGAGCCGCGCCCTGGACAAGATTCCGAACCTCGCCTTCGGTCGCCCCGTGTTCTACATGAACCGCACCGTGTACTCGATGCTGCGCATCCAGGCCCTGAACAAGAGCCAGAACGTGCTGGGCGTCGAGAAGGGCCTCAATCAGTTCGGCACCGCTGCCAGCTGGTTGTCCTTCGAGGGCGTGCCCTTGCGCAAGGTCGATGCCCTGTTGAACACCGAGGCCCGAGTGGTCTAAGTGTGACGGAGCCGGGGGCCCTGTGCCCCTGGCTGCAACGCAAACCGAATCCAGAAAGGAACCTTCCAAATGATTACCGATGCACTTCTGCGCGTTTCCGATGCGCAAGCCGTCACCACCACGGCAGTCTCCACCAACACCATCGACCTGGGCCGCGCCATGGACATCGGCGAGGGTAAGGAGCTTTACGGTCACTTCACCGTGGGCACCGCCTTCACAGGTGGCACCTCGACCGAATTCCAGGTCATCACCTCGGACGCTGCCGACTTGTCCAGCCCCGTGGTGATCGGTAGCTCCGGCGCCATCGCCACCGCTGGCCTGACCGCTGGCAAGCGTATCGCTGTGCGCATCAACCCGCAGATCGGCTCGACTGGCAAGCGCTATGTCGGCTCGCGCTACGTGGTGGTCGGCACCAACACCGCAGGCACCGTGACCTCCGACATCGTGGAAACGATCCAGGACGGCCAGAAGTCCTACGCCAGCGGCTTCTCGGTCGCCTGATAGGAGAGCGCCATGCCTAAGTATCGCGTCCTCGAAAAGAGCTACATCGGCAACGCCATCCGTGAGGCTGGCGAGGTGGTGGAGTATGACGGCAAGCCGGGCAAGGCCCTGGAGCTGATCCCCGAAGCCGAACCCGCAGCCGAGAAGGCCGAGGGCGAGGACAAGGGCAAAGGCAAGAAGTCCAAGGCCGAGAAGGCCGAGGGCGACACGGGCGCCGCCTGATCCGACTCAGGTCTGCCTAGTCTGGGGGGCTGTGCGTGTATGCGTCAGCCCCCCATTTTCATGAATCAAAGGGTGTGCCATGGCATCTGAAATCGACATCTGTAACCTGTCCCTGGGACACCTGGGCGATAACGCGACCGTGGCCTCGCTGGAGCCGCCCGAGGGCAGTGCCCAGGCCGAGCACTGCGCACGCTTCTACCCGATCGCCCGTGATGCGCTGCTGGAGCTGCACGACTGGAATTTCGCCACCAAGCGGGCGCTGCTGGCGCAGGTCGATAACCTGTGGAACCAGTGGGCCTACACCTATCTGCAACCGGCAGACTGCCTGCGCGTGATCGCCGTGCTGCCCAAGAACGCCACGCACGATCAATCGATCTCGATCCCCGCCCCGTACTCGCAGAGCGGCCTGGCCAATACCGGTATCGGCCAGTACACCCCGGTCGAGTTCGTCTGCGAAACCAACGATGCGGGCGATGAGGTGATCCTCACCAACCAGGTGGACGCGATGACGCGCTATGTGGCTTTCGTGACCGACACCACCAAGTTCACCCCGCTCTTTGTGACCACGCTCACCTGGAAGCTGGCCGCAATGCTGGCCGGTCCCGTGCTCAAGGGCGAAGCGGGCCGCGCCGAATCCAAGCGCTGCGAAGCCATGGCCGCTGCCTGGCTGGCCAAGGCCGTGGACGCTGACATGCGCCAGCGCAAAGTGAACACCACCCAGGCCGTGCCCTGGATGGCAGGCCGGTAAAGGAGCGCGACATGGCCACCGTGCGCACCTTTGCCCGATCCTTTGCAGGCGGTGAGGTCACCCCTGAGTTCTATGGCCGCATCGACGATGTGAAGTATCAGACTGGCCTGGCCAAGTGCCTGAACTTCATCACGCTGCCCCATGGCCCTGCGCACAACCGCGCAGGCCTGGGCT